CCCCTATCACAACGCCTGTTATGAAATACAACTTTACGAATGCTGTTAATATCGTAAATGGGGCTGTATCGGGCGGCCTATCTATACTTACAGGTACAGCCACCCCTAAAGACTATTTTATCACACAGGTGGAGCTAGACATTGTCTATGCAGGCGGAGAGACTTTCTTTAAGCTGGCTCGCTCCTCTACTGATGGATACTCTGGAAAACTCGGAATAGTGTCTTTAAGGTACAAGTTCGTTAAATCAACTTAAAATTTAGATAAGCCAGGCATTCAGTAAACTAGGCTTCCTGGCTTGGAGGCTTTATGTCAGCAATTATTGGAACTGAATGGCTTAACTCTAACTCTCTGAGAAACTACCCTCTTAGCCAGCTCGCTACTCAGAAGGCTAATAACTCATCGTTTGAGCTGCCAAACGAAGTGTTTGTGGACATGAAGCTGGCGGTGCCTTATATGCCGGGCCTGAAGCCATCCGGCTTTTACATCAGCTCGATTACCGTATATCCGCAAGGATTCGTATTTGAGCTCGGATACGACGGAGAGTTCCAAGCTCCCAGTGTTGCCGTATCCTCGCCTGTAGCTTTTACAGGATTTTCGCAATACTCTTCCGTAGCCATAAAGGGAGTTACGTCGTCTTCTGATTACGACTTCTCACAGATATCTGGAGTAGCAATTTTAGGAGATATCTCCGGACTTCAAAACGCTATAGGCACTCTGACCTTTAACCTTGCTGCGACTAGAGTAGAGGCTACGGTAGTATCCTTTGGGATTAAGAGAATCAGCGGAATTAGAGTCGTAAACTCTGGGTTTACTACTCCAGTGCTGTCTGGACAGATATCTCTAACCAGCGGATCTAATCACAGCATATCCGTAACTTCTTCCTCAGGATACAGCTCGCTTAGATTCAATGCTGTTGATGGAGGTGGACTTACAGAAACATGCGACTGCAACGATATAGAGCTAAGTCCGTGCATCAGAACAATAAACGGCCTTACCGGAGACCCACAAGGCAACGTTTCCATAGTGGGTGGCGACTGCGTATTTGTTAATACCAGCAGCGACGGAATCTCGATCTCAGATACCTGCGCCAAGCCTTGCTGCGGATGCAACGAACTTAACGTGGTCGTTGGAGACGTAGATAACCTGAACAACAAGCTAAGCACCTTGGCCAATGAAATAACCATTCTTGCCAGCTCTGTGGCACAGCTGCAGAACATATGCTTGACGTCTTCGGTTGACTCTACGAGCTGCGCGCAGGACGGAGGTTGATATGAGCCCTACGAAGTATGCAGCGGGCTTTCTAGAGGAGTGCGAGGCCAACGGACTGCCCTTCCTGTCCACTGCTCCGACCGGAAATCCGCCAATAGTGGCATTTAAGGTATTCGCAGCCGGTGCTTTAAGCAGCGCAATGCTGGAGTATGTAAGCATAGCCTTGAATCCTGGCCTCGGACCCAAACTAAAATGTAACGTAATTACTTCTGCAGGCCAGCTGTTCAGCCGGCAAGATTTTGAAAACGCAATAAGTACTACGAACGGCCCATATGACACATCTCAGACTCTGTACAGGACGGAGGAGTCGCTAGGCGGATACGTATACGGTACGCTGGCTAATGTTCAAAAAGGCTACTATATAACCTACGTAATTATTGATGGGGTAGAGTTCAGCTCGTATCCAATCAATCAATATCCGCTGGCTCCGTTTTGCTTGGAGCCGGAGGTTGGAACTGTAGCTCTGGATGTCGATAATGCTATCCTGCCAGCAAGACCAGTACACGTATTGGAAGGGTATAACTATGCCCTGGACTACTCTGCAGAAGATCCTGTAGCTGTAACTTTCAGCGTATCTCCTGGGGCCGGGCTAGGAGTAGAGCCTTGCGACACTGTTCCTGCTATCGAGCAGGTGCTGCGCAGAATCAACGGCCAAGAGGCCAACGATAAAGGCGAATTTTCGATACAGGCGCAAACAGCAGACTGCATCAGCGTAGACAGCAGGTACATAAATGGCTCTAATCCTCAAGTGGCCCTGAACTCACACTGTGCTCCCTGCTGCAGATGCCAAGATTATAAAGACGTATCGGATTACACTAAGGGTGTGGCCGTTCTGTACCATAAAGCGGTAAAGCGATTAGGCGAGCTGGTCACCGAATACAACGTGATTACGCAGCGGTTCAACAGCAGAATTGCATGCTGTCAGACTGCCGGCTCGTTTACTCCAAGATTTAGACTTTGGCCACAACAAAACTTTAAGCTGCAGATTCAGGCCATGGCCGAGAACAACACCGGCCATACGATCCGCGCACTGTCGATGAAGCTGAAGCATGCAGTGACTGCTAAATACAATATGGAGGCTACTGACGAGAATGGTGTGTCTTATTCCATAGCTCAAGGTCAGCCTATTGCCTGTATTCCAATATCTGACGCATCATATCTTTACTATAAGAATCTAAATCCTACTAACAAGGGGCTTCTATTCAATATAGAGTCGCAGGGCGTAATAGAGACCAGCGTGGACTTGTCGTCGCTTCCAATTACGTCTTGCCAGCAAGAACAGCCTAACGATATTCCTTCATGCACAGGGTATCTAATGATCACCTCGGGTCTGGTCATTGTAGATCCTATATTCAGAAAAATAGTCAATCTAAACGCCAGCCCTGGCTATGTAGACATAAACCTGACATTTACGTATTTTGGCAGCTCTCCGACTCCTCAGGGATCTCCTTGCGGACAGGCCAGCAATAGAGTGATTGCGGAAAACATAAAGAAGACTGCCGCCATGGCGCCTAACAAGAAGTCCGTCAATCCGTGTCCGTCTGCGACTGCTTCTTACTTGCTTATCGGAACTGATAGAAGCGTTAGAGTGAAGTTCTCCGACGCCGTACACGGCCAGTCCTCCGTGTCTCTGCTATACCGTACGTTTGCTGATAACGCCTGGACAGACGCCGGAAGTGTGTCTATTCCGCTAAATCTGACAGGGCAGTACGATGCCTTGCTAGGCAGCATACCTAGTGAGTACACTGGCGCCATTCAAGTGGTAGCTAAGTATACTCCTCCTCCGACAGGACAACCTGCCGGATTTGTCACTAAGTGCAAGGCTGTCGATGCCTCAGATGACGAAGTAGATATTCCTGCGGGAGAGTTCGAGACGGCAGCAACCATAATTATCTGAGGCCAACTATGAAAGTAGTAAGTAGAGACTTCCTCAACGACAATGAATATCGACGATATCCCGTGGCTGAAAGGGCTACTCTGGAGCCCTACGCCTCTACGGACGTCTCTGCAGTAAACTCTTTATTGGTAGATATGAAGCTCGTGGTGCCTGGGGCAGTGGCTGCATGCGCATTTGTAGCCAGCATAAAGACAACCCGGTCTTTGGTAACTCTCACAATAATGGGATCTCAGACGCATCCCTTTTCTCCAGATACTCCTGCTGCCACTATTTCAAATGAGCAATATTCAGTACTTGGGGCTTTTGTACTTGCCACTGTTCAGGTGCGGAGAACTAACAGTCTTCCGGGCTCTATAGTGCATTTACAGCCCGAGGTTCCTGGAGTTGGCGGATGGGTGGTTTTCGGTTCCGGAGTTCTTACAGAGGGCTCCTGGTCTTTCTCTGGACCTCAGGCTTCGATGATATCGGACTCTTGCATAAGTAGATACGAATATGGCGGAGTTACGACTATAGGAAAGCAGGGATTCGACACCACAGTAGACGGCAAGGTGCAGCTGGTGGGCCAGAACGGATTGGAAGTGGTGTCCGATTCCAAAGGCCTGGCTATTCAATTCAGCGGCACTAAGTCTGAGGTGAGGCAGAGCCTGCAGGCATTTATAGGCCAGTGCGGAGGACGCCCGGAATCTAACACTTGTGCGTTTAATGCCATAAGAAGCCTCAACGGCTTAGTCCCCCAGGGCGAAGACCGAGAGCTTGTAATAGTCCTAGATAAGCCTATGTACGCCAGATACGAAGGTGCCGGAGACAAAGAGACTGTAGTCATATCCTCAGATTTGCCATTAGAGGCATTTTGCAAGGGAAGATTGGAAATACCGGAGACCTGCGGTACTGTCCAAGGCTTGGCTCAATTCACCAGCACTTATTCTCAGCCACCTGCTCAAGACAGAGTGTCGTTAAATACAAATACCAAGCTTACATTTGAGATATTTGATGGCGTATCCAGCTATTCCTACTCGTTCAGTTATTTGCAGCAGCATCCAACTCGACCCTCGGTAGCTATATTTGGTACTACTTCTCCTATATTCTTTTTTGGAGAGACTTTAAACGCTCTTCACGTCGATGCTGCTCTAGGAGAGTGGCAGCTTTATGGAAATGACGGAGTAAGTCTGGTTGCGTTTGGCGGATTGAATACCAACCTCAGATCCAATCGTGAGGTGGTATACGGAAACGACAGCTACGCACTTACTCTTGGACCAACGACGATCTACGACACTATCGGCGTTACTGAGATATCTGTTGGTATTAGTGCTCTAGATACATTCCCAGAATCCGGAATTTACATGAGAGTAGGTTACGGCCTGTATCAGCACAGTTCGAATCCGGCCTGCATGTTGGAAATTCGTGGAGCTCCAAACGACGCTTGGGCAATAGTGTCCAACGGCTCTGTATTGGCGGCAGGTGTGCTGTCAGCCCAAGGAATAGGCACCCTGGTACAAAACTACACCAGAAGCAATGGCCTACCTGGAATAAGAACGATAGGCGTAGCAGGAGCAGCGTCGTGAATACAATTCCGCATTTAGAATGGCGTAATTTAAACGCAAGTAGAAACTATCCCTTTTTGGATAGCAGCACTCTTTCTTTTAGCTCCGGCTTTTTGCCTCAGAGCTGGATTGTAGACGCAAGAATATATGCAAGAGGTAACTATGCGTCTGAGCAGCCCTGCTATGTCAGCAGAGTAACCAGGACTGATGCTATGGTTGCATTACAATTAAGCTCAGCAGCTGGAGACGTACTGGGAGAGGCCAAGATAGAATTTGGCTCTACCAAAGAACAAATATCGATATTTGACTCCGAAGGCGTACTTGGAGGATGCTTGGTAATCGATCCAAGTAAAAGCTTCTTGCTGCAATCCGTGGACGAAGGACAATACGAACTTACTCCTGAGGCTGCCACCTTTTTGCCAGCTGTTTGCGAGTACCTGCCCAAAAACCAAGTTCAGTCTTTGAATGAAAAGTCCGGCGATATCACTCTGACGGGTAACGAGGGCATTAGAGTAGATCGACTGGACTCCAACACTATTAAAATTAGCGTTCTAGGTGATCCTCACTTCACTAGATACGAGTGCGTAGATCCCAACTACCCTCAGTCTGAAGTCTTGAACCTTAACGGAATATTCCTAAAGAACATAACTTTAGTGCACTATGTAAAAACTCTCGAGGGTTCCTTGGTTGGACCGTTTGCAACTAAGTTAAAACAAAAAGCGGATGGTTCAGTGGTGCTTTCGTTGAAGACAGCCGCCTTCAACCCGATACAAGATACTAGGGAACTTAGACCTGCTTTCCGTATAACTACCGAGGGCAATTCGATTATCTTTAGCATGGCGGGAGGTTAAAGTGTACGACGCCTTTAGTAGCATATCCTATCCCTTAGCGTCCATTGCAGGCAACAGTAGTCAAATAGATGCTTTGCGCAAGACTTTAGTTGACTTTAAAATATATGTAACCGGCGATTCTTTTGTAGAGGCGCCATTTGTAGAGCTGGCATCACTGCACAAAGCTCCAGGTCAGCCGCTGAGGGTAAGAATAAACTTATTGGTTGGGCCTACTGTGATAGGTAATCCAGTACTGGAATTTGCAGACGATGCTTATGCTACGCAGGAATATGTGCGATACCATTTTGATTCGCAGGACTTTCCTACTTTAGCTGCATACTCCGTTGAGGGTTATATCTGCTTTAGCAATCTTCAAAACCTGTTTACTCCCTTTGCTGCGGCTGAGCCTATATTTGTCTACGCTGCATTTGAGCCAAGCACGGCAGTAGCTTTGTGCAAGCAACGAGTTAATGAGATAACTTGTAGAAGCGCTTTGCCTTTACTGCAGCAAACCGACACTCTTAGATATACCGACGAATCCCAGCCGGTTGTAGGCGACGTGAAGTTGGTCGCCGGGGACAATTGCACTATCTCGGTTCTCACTAATACTCGCACTGTGATAATAGGCGCTCAGCAGGGTGCAAACGACTCTCAGGCTGAGCAGTGTGGACCGTGGGTAGAAAAAATTAACTCCAAGGACATACTGTGCAACGAGGGAATTTACAGCATTTCTGGAGTGGAGCCTGACGCAAATGGCGATGTAAAGATTGTCGCACAAAGTCCATTGGCAGTCAGTGCGTTTACAAGAGCAGAGCTGAACGCTGTAAATGCTGACTTCCTTAACAGTTCGGTTTTGTCTGGCTTTCCGCATATAATACGCTTTATATACGTAGGGCTGCCTCAAAGTTCAGATAATCCAAACGTATTTAACTGCCAGTAAGGATCTATATGAGCCTAGATAAATGCATTCCTATTCCACCAATTACTGGACCGGGCTGCGTATCGCTACCTGTCTCTGTAGATTGTGACTCAGGTCAAATCCCTGTTGAGATATGCATACCGGATCCAAGAGATCCCGATGGGCCAAAATGCGTTAACGATAACGCCAGACGTCCTTGGCCGACTCCACCCCCTGCAGAGATAGGCTGTAACCCAGTAAGCTTACAAGTCACCAACACTCCTGCAGCAGAAGACGATCCAGATCAGACTATTCGACTGGAGGGCGGAGTATCCTACATTTCAGGCGACGCCTGTTTGCCGCAGGTGAATTTAAACTTGGTAGTGCCGCCCAACATTGCTTCTGGCGGAGGCTCTCCAAACATAAGCGGCTTTGGATATACCACTTATGCAGATTGTGCACGAGTAGGCCCCACACAAAATGATCGCTACAAAACTCCTCAGGAGTTCTTTGCGAAGGCAACGGGAGCTGCCGCATTTGTACCTAAAACATTAGGAGAGATGGGAAACAATGCCTGCGAACCTCTGTGTGACGCTAGATCTAGATATGGGGCGCAGGTAGCGAAGTTTAACTTGATAGGGCCTCTGTTAGCAGAGATAACCGGCTCAGTTCCCCAAACGTACCACAATATAGCCGGCAGATCTATTGCAACTGGGTGGTCGTATGCCTGGACTCCGTCCTTCTGCGTAACGGCTGCAAATATGTGTTTGCCTGCCTGCTTTCCAGCCTCTTGGGCAAACTACAATACATCGCTGCCTTATACCGCGGCTTGGAACAACAAAGAGATGGTGTACGACAAGTATCTAACGCCTGGAATAAGTCTTGAGGCGCAGGTTAAAAAGGGGTATAAGCCTGTACCTGTTATGAACGGAACTCAGGTGCTTATGTACGGCTGGATTCCCTGGGGAGTACTTGAGGGAGAAAGCGGACCTGTTCCCAACTACGACGCATGTCAGTGTCCTATGGTTTGGTTCTTTAGCGAACAGGTGGCTTTTGACGGAGACTGTGAAGAGGGCGTAGGTACAGATGCTGGCCTCACCTCCATGTTGCCTACTCGTTCTATAACCTCAGCAGGAATGTTCTTCGGATCGCCCGACAATGCCAATCGAGTTTAAAAGCACAATTCAGAGATATTCAATTCAAGCTGGAGTAGTTCCTACTCCGGCGGAACTGTATCCTGGAGAGCTTGCTTTAAACCTGGCTGACGGAAAACTATTTACGTTAAATATAACCGGGTCAGTCATAGATTTGACTGCACTCAACAGTCAATTTAGTCTATCTGGATCGTTGGACGGAGATCTGCTCGTATTCAATGCCACTACTGGCAGATACGAAGCAACTCCGGCTAAAGACGTTCTAGACGGAGGATCTTATTAATGGCCAACCTATCTATAAATTTCATAACTACTACTGTTAGAGAGGGAAATCAAGATCCTCACTATAGAGTTCAGATCACTACTGGTGTCAGCGGCACTACGGGTTCTTTCGTTGACGGCAATTTGCTTTTAATTAAACGTAAGAACGATTTAGAAGGACCAGTAGACGTTTTTTACGGTATTGTTAAGGCCGTGGATTTCTCTATGTTTAGAAAGGCTGCCCCTAATGCAGGGCAGGATTTCTATAGAGCTAACGCGTGGAATCTGGTTTTCTACAACCAACAGACATTAAACGATGCAATTAGTTTAATGAAGAACCAGATAGACATACTATCAGAAGACATATCTATACTTACTAAGTACACAAACCGAAGATCGGAAACACACAACTCGCCCTCATTTTAAGGTAATAACATGAAGAAGTTTGCAATGACGTACTCTACGGTACACGGGCTACTAAACAACGCAGAGGTAAGAGCCGTAAGTCCGGTCATCAAGGCTGCCTACGATGCCGTCGAGACAGAGACCTCCGCTCAAGGCTGCTCAGCTTGCGCAAAAAGAAAACGCATGAGCGACGCTGTAAATCAGCTGCTGGCTCAGCTTCAGGGATCCTCCGAGCTAGAGCTAGATAGAATTAAGAAAGCCTTAGGGGTTGAAGTCCTGGTTTTTCCAAACGGACTTAGTTTCATAGAGCGCTGATGGGCGTTTTTAATCCGGCAATTGTATGTTGTTGCGACCAGGGATTGAACCTGTGTTGTTTAAGTGTAACTTTGTCTAAAGTTTGCCCTACCTCAGAGGAAGACCCCGAAAATTGCGGCATGGTGCCCGGGGATCCTCAGACTGTTACCTGGTCTCAAAAGTTTAGATACTGTGTAGCAAAAGAGGAAGACTGCAATTGCCAGATACTTGTACAAGGTACTACTCCTCAGCCTGACGGGGCTACACCCGGCCCAGGCGGTTTCGTGGAGCAAGATGTAATTGATTGCCAAGCGTCTTACTTTGCGGACGTAAAATGCGATAGTCCAGAAGCAGAAGAGGCATGCAGCGGCGGTCAGGGGATATGTCCTAATTGGATATGCGGACCGTGCGAGCCTATCATTAGCGGCTGTGTAATATCAGAGGACGGTACTTGTCCTCCTGTTCCGCAGTGTGAGCCGAAAGACTGCTGTACTCCGCCGCCAATCGAACTATGCTGCTGTAGGACTATAGTGAATGGCTGTATAACCAGCGCTAGTTGTGAGCCTTGCCCCGCAGTTCCTACTTCGGGAAATGGGCAAAATGGAACGGTGTGCGGACCCGTCTCCAACTGCGATGAGTGCGATGCTGAGCTTAGCGTAGGCATAACTACTCTATGCTGTTCTAGTTGCTATTATTCGGACTCAGCCGCCTACGGAGATCCCAATCCAGGAGATGGTATTCCGGAAGGGTGGGCGGCATCCTGCCCGCCTGGCATAACTACATGTTGCAACGATTGTCTGTCCGGAACTTGTGAGGGCTATGCGTGCATGCCTCCATGCTCTCAAGGGCCCCCTGCTAATATATGTCCATGTCCGCTAGCCCCTACATCTCCAGGATGTACCGCTTTTCAAGCGCAGCAACGCTCTACCTACGGTAATATGGAAAACTCCGCAGAAGGCAACTATCTTAAAGGGCTCATATACGATCCTAGTACTGGCACTTATCGACAAAATACCTTGTTGTTTTTTGGATATGGATACAATCAACTATGAAGGCATTTCACTCATTTAGGGCGGACAAGTTCTTACCTTATCTAGATATGATTGGCGGTAGGGAACTTATAAAGCCAGCGGTCTACATAATGGCATTGTCAGCTGCAACCATACGAAAGCACCATGATGATTTTACCTTGATCACGGACGACGCAGGTAAAGAATTGGCCGAAGAGTGCCAGCTACCGTATAGCAGCATATTATCAGTAGGAAAATCTTTTAATTCCGATCCTTGCGTTTGGATTCAAAGCAAACTACATACTTACCAAACTATCAAAGAGCCATTCGTACATTTCGATAACGACATATTTCTATGGGAGCCGTTACCAGCGGGGTTTTTGGATAACGAGGTAGTCGGATTCCACTCCGAGACATTCTTATGGTACAAGTACGAACTGTATAGAAAAGAGCTTTTAGAGGCAGGTATATCCTTACCTGCATTGAGAGAAACTCACTGGACTAACCGAATGCCGATAAACATGGCAATATTCGGAGGTCAGAACTGGCAAGCAATAAATCAGTACGCTGAATTCATAGATGAATATCTGCAGGACCGCAACTATATGCGAGACGCAACGGAACAGCAGAAATCTGCCTTTGAAAGAAGTATTGCCTTGGTAGAGCAGATGTGGGTTAGTTACCTGATTCAAGATAGGATGAAAGTACCTATTACCACGCTGCTTACGGAAGAGAATATACAAAGAGGAGAGGGTGACCTTAAGCTCACGCACTTGCATGGGTTCAAGCAAAAGGCCATGAAAGAAGGTAAGACCCTGGAGCTACTGATTAAGTTAGACAGCAAGTTGAAGGAAGTAAACCCTGCAGTACACTCTGCCGTACAGAAGTACGTCACTGCAGAAGTCGATATCTCTGCGATGATAAAGGAGCAATCTAATGGTCAGAATCTGTCCGAATAAAAAGCACGAAGTTACGAATGACGGACTATGCGTCTTCGTAGAAGGTCCGTCCTCGTTGGCGCTGACTTCTCCTGAGGCTCAAAGAATGGTCTTTAATTACGTTAAAGAGTCTGGGCTTCAGGGCTACGGCATGAATAAGTTTATACCTAACGCAGATGCAAAGATCGAAGGACCTTACTCGTTCCAAGGCCACTGGCTTCTGCTGCCAAGCCAATGGAATAGAAACTCCATTCGCGTATGAGCACCACGTTGTCAAAGTCCGAAGAGAAGCTGTTCGTCCATAAGCCCGAGTGGGAGGCCAAGCTGCTCCCTGTCTGCGAGGCACTTAAGCTATCCGGATTTGATATAGCAATCATTGCGGACATAATGCGTCAGCTTCAGTTGGAGTCCGTGCTTCCAACTAAATTTTCAATAGTCAATAACCGGTATCTGGTGTACAAGCACGACTTGGTTTACGATCTGGTTAAAGCTCAACCGCTGTTTGAGCAACCCAACGAAGCCAAGAAGATGGCAGTAATATTCTGGCTCTGAGGCTAACAATGAAAGTGAAGTTGCGTAACAACACGTGGGAGTTGGTAAGGACGGATCTCCAAGCAAATATTCGCGGAGAGATAGATCCGCCCTCCTATGTCAAGAAGCGCATAAAGCTTTCAAACAAGTTGTCAAAGCAAGCAGAGGTACTTGAGGTGCTGTTGCACGAATGCCTACACGGCTGCTTCTGGGACATGGATGAGGAAGCTATAGATAAGGCAGCCTACGACATAGCAAAAGTTTTACACAAACTAGGCGCACGGATAGACGTAGACTCAGTACCACAAAAAAGAGCTAACCCTAGGTGACACATATGGATACGATGAGTTTGGTATTTATGGGCCTGCTGATCTTGACCACGCTGTTAAATATGGCCGTGATATTTGAGATGATTTATGATATAGTTATGGCACGATATAAGCGAAAGTGCCCGCATATATCCATAGCTCTCAAATTCGGCACTCCAAGGAGCAGGGGATAACATGGCCAGCATTAGCAACATTCAAGAAGTCGACGTAACAGTATCGTTTAAGTTCACCAGTGGCGCAGACGTCCAAGTCCGCAATATCGTATGGAGCGTTTCTGACGCAACCATCATTGATGTTGCCGTAAGCGTAGAAGACGCAGCAAAAGCAGTAGTAGCTTCCAAGGGTCCAGTTGGCGTCGCCAAGGTCCTTGTCCAGGCCGAATACGCTCAAGTCGCCGCTGACGGCGTAGAGACCGTATTCCCGGTAGCTGGCGAAGCCGAGGTCATCGTTACCGAAGCCGGCGTCGTTGTGGCAAACTTTGAATTTGGCGAGCCCAGAAACCGCTGATATACTAACTACTGTAGGCCGATGAGTCCTATTTAGGAGAGACGTTCTCTCCGCTCGCATGTCGGTACTACAAATAGCAAAACCCAGGGCCAAAGCCCTGGGTTTTGTTTATATAGCACTTAGGTTTTATACCAGCAGGTCTTGTATTATTCTTGACTGGGCTTCGCCTTCGGCGCGTACTTTTCTCTATAGTAGTCGGCGTGCTCGTCTGTATAGATCCCTGCTGTGGGCACCCAACTCGGTAGCCACTCGGGACGTATTAAGGTCATTGTTGCAGGGTCAAACCCAGACTCTACCCATTCCTCGTCTCGGGTTAGCGGCATATCGATCTTGTCCGGTTCAGCGTCTATGCGCTCTTTATTAGCTCGGTATACCTGGCTTGGAGAAACCCCAAGAGAGTCCAAGGCCTTAGTTAGATTTGGATACTTTTTCCCCTCTTTATCGATAACATGCCTATCTAGGGAGTAGTCTCCTATGCCTTTAACTGCTGCGCCGCTACCAGCTCCAATTAATGCACCCATAAGAGCACCCTTGAGTTTAGACTGTCCTCGCAATGCATTAATCAAAGTGCCTATACCCGCACCTGCTAAACCGCCACCTCCGGCATAAATACCGTAATTGGCCAGCTGATTGCTACTTGGATTTAGTATAGGGAAATATACGGGAGCCTTGTTGGGGTTATCTACTTGCGGCCTACCGGCCTTCTTAAGCATACGCTGAATATTGTTTGCTACTTTAATCATCTTATTAGTCCTTTATTATTAGCTGACGCTGAATACTGTTTGCTACTTTAATTAGCCCATCAAGCCTTTTCTTACTAGCTGGCGCTGGAAGTCTCTGGCCATCTGAGCCTTTAGTCTAGGGTCGCTGAAGAGCTCGACGTCTCCTAGGTCGGCTCCTACAGGAAGATCTTCCATCAGGTCTTCGATCTCTTTGTTCTTTCTGGTTCGGCTTCCATAGCCATACAGCAATCCGCCTAGGCCTCCAGCTGTACCGCCAATCAAGGCACCTAGAGGAGCACTCTTCTCCAGTAGGGCTCCAGTGCCTGCACCAGCGCCTGCGCCTAGTAGAGCGCCCATGAGTCCAGTTCCTAGCCCGGCCCAGGTTGGACTGGACAGTTGGCTGGAGATTGGATCTGCCTCAGTGGGAAACAGCATTGGGAACATCTGAGCCTTAGCTCTGTCGACTTCAAGCTGCTCTTCTGGCGTAAAGTATCTCTTGCAGCCAAATCCAGGAGTGCACTTGATGGGTACATCTAGGATAGTATCTGAGGCAAAGGTGTTGGCCTCTTTGGTCTTATTGCCCCAGTTGTCAGCTCCAACCTCACGGCACTTGGTTACCGCACCTGAGGCATAGGCCGAGGGCCATACGTCATATCTGGCCTTTACCTTACGAGTGCAGGCATCGTCCTTTTTCTTTTCTTCTTCGGACTTCTTGCCCCAGCTGTCACCTCTGCCCTTTTCCTTGCATGCTCCAGGAGTCGGACGACATGCAGGATAATCTCCTCGCTCCTCGCCAGAAGACCGTCCGCAGGCCTTGTAGCCTCCGGATCCATCCGGTGCATTGCAGTCCACCCAGCCGCCCCTAGAGCCCTTTTCGCCCTTACGACTGAACCAGTCGTGCAGAGACTTCTCCTTGCTGGCCTCACGCTTGGCTTCGGCCTGCTTTAGTAACATTGTTGTAATGTTGTGGCTAATTGAAATCATTTGCTGAGTCCGTTGGCGAAGTTCTGTACGAATTTGTTCCAAGCTCCGTTGTCTTTGTTTACCAAAGGAGCGTTGTTAAGCTCTAGCATCATTTTTGCCAGCCGTCTTTCCACGTATGCCTTTACGTCTTCCTGAAAAGCCAGCTGATCCTGAATCATGATCTGCATAGCTTCCGAGGTATCCGCGTTAGATTCCACGTTTGCTGCGTAGTCACCAGGTCCCATATCGGCAACCTTGGCTAGTACTTGCGGAGGCCGGTATAAACCCTGCTCCTTGCACACTTCTCCAATGTACCTACGGACATCGGAGCCCAGGCGTTCTGGCGTGCTGCTGTCCAGCATGGTCAATTCGGTGATTGCCCAGGCGCATTCATAGACATCGGCAATATCAAACACATCGTAGCTTAGCGGAGTACCGTTAAGCACATTTGCCGTGTTCATGAATGTCGATACGTCCGAGTGAACGAGGTCGGACGTAAGGGAAGTCCAAAGAGACCAAACTTTGTCTGTACTGATAGCTGGAATATCGGATACCCCGAAACCTTCCTCAATTTCTTGGCGGAAGGCTTCTGGGTCCATATCAAAGATTTCCTGGCCGTACGAGTCCAAGACCATAACGAGGAGCGTGGTCCCGACGGTATCACGACTGCGCCAGAGTTGCTCATAGGTTTGCTTAGATGTTACGGATTTTACAGGCATTACTTTTATTTAACTTTACTTAGAAAGTCATTGAGCAAGAGGCTGCCGAGTTGCTGGCGAGCTGGCTCAGGAAATTTGCCTTTCATAAGCGCTGTATCTATAGCGTTAATTGTTGCGTTCAACTTTTGCGAGAAGTCATCATCGCTCATTGTTTCGTAGAAATCGTCAGGAGAGTATGGAAACTTTAGATTGATTTTCTTTCTATTTTTTAGACCATATAATTGCCAAGGACCTTCTCCTTGGTTTGCAGAAGCTTTAATTAAAGCTAGCGCAGTTAAGTTGCTTGCTACTTTAATCATTACTGCATTCCTTGGGTCATGCCCATTTGAGAGTTTGCTGCGTTCTGTTCGTGCTGTTGTCGGGCTTGTCTGGCCTTTACAGCTGCTAATCCGGCCTGAGCATCCAAGGCGTCTAGCTTGGCCTGCTCCTTCTTCTCGTTCATTCTAGCCTCGAACGAAGTATCGTCTTCGCCAGGCATAGGGTTAGTGTCGTCAACTGGCATCTGCTGAGGCATCATCATGCCCATGTTAGCTTCCTTGAACAGTCTGTCCACGAAGTCGTAGGCAGTTTCTGGAATATATCCAGCTGTCTTGATGGCCTGTTCGAAGCGCTTTGCTTCTGGCTTCGGCAAAGTTGGCAGTATCTCGGCAGCTTTGCTGCGGTCCACGTTGAATCCATCGGTCTGGCAGTATGACAGGAAGTCATCGCCGGCGATCTTCAAACCCTTCTCAAGCTGGTGATCGCTGATCTTGGTGAGATCGACAGGCATTCCGGTCGTAAGATGAATTACTGTATCGGCAACGGCTGCTGCCTTGGTGACATTTACTCTAAAGCACGCATCGACAGGATGTTGAATGGCTGAACCCCACTTGGTGTTAAGTCCGTGCTTGACATCCAGAGCCTCTAGCGCGCTAGAGATAAGTTCTCCGCTATGGCAGATATCAAACGGCCGTGCATTGAGATCGTTTGCAATCTTCAGCAGCTCGTCCTCAAGAGAGTCCCAACGCATGGTGGATATGGCGCTGAGCCTGTCGGTAATCGCCGTTGCGATCTTGCAGTTGATGTTTGCGTAGACCTCTGGATTGGCCAGCTTGTCCAAGTAGACCGCTGTTTGATTGGCTAACTTTAAAGTATCTGCCTTGGACAACAGTCTGGCGGCTGCTTGCTTTTGAATTGAAATCGGAAACCGACTTCTGTTCTGATAGAGCCATTCTGCACTGGCAGTAGCGGCTTCTTTGGTGTGATCCGGGCAACGCTCTACTCTGGCTCCACGATACTCAAACGAGATTGCGTACGAAGCCGGAATAGTTTCCAGGTCAAAAGCTTTTTTAATCTGTTCTACGTCGCCAGCTATGCCCCAGATCTGAGCAGCTTTAAGCAACTTTGCTTCAGCTTGTTTACTGGTCGAAGAGCTGCTACACTGATTGCCGTAGAAGTAAAGGGCGGAGCACCAGCAGTTGGCCTTTGTGTTTAAGGCAAACTTCTTGTTGAGGCCGTCAGCAAAAGCGTCGGATGGGATGTCTTGCAGGTTTTCCTTGGAGAGTACACTTGCCGACTTTACGTACTCTGGCATTGGTACCTGCTTGATGAAGGCATTATAGTACTTTTTAGAGACGTCATCAGTTATGTCAATCCAGCGACTCATAGATGGTGTTCCTTCGGAAGAGTTCTACTCGACCTTCCATTATACAAAAATCTTGAAACTTCTGGGCTACGACGGGCCTGCTAAGGCAGGTGCTTATGTTCGATGTCCTAAGTGCAAAACAGCAAGTATGCTAGTTTCCAGCCTGTTACCGTTTGAGGGTTGGATGTACTGCGACAAGTGCAAACTAGCATGCGAAGGTTTGCAACTATACGGCCAAGCGTACAAAATCTCAAACCCAGAAGAGTTAATAGACGCTGTTGCAAAGGATCTCAAAGTAAAGTCTGTAAATGTAGAGGATAAAATAGCATACTCCACCTTCTACAATAAACAGTATTTACAGCTTCAAAAGACTTGGCAGGTGGCTAAAGCCGCCATGCACCCAGTAGCAAACAGACTTGCTAGTGGAAGATTAAACGAATTAAACCTATGGCTAGGTCAAGAAGTCTTTAACAGAGGCTTGGCTGCCTGGTTTGGATTTGGATTTAAACACGAATTAGAGGAGCTGCTTCAATCCAGCATTCCCGGAATTGGAAAATCGCCAGACGGTCTTTTGGTAATTCCATTTTATATAAAGCCTGGTTTTATTAGCGGGTTTGGATTTATTGGAAATAAAGACCATATGTCCTATCTAAACTTGTTAGAAGGGCACGGAGGAGGATTCTGTGGGCTTAACGAATGCCATAAGCATGAGTCTGAGTCCGTGCATGTGTTGACTCATCCGCTACAGGCAGCCAGAATAGTTCAAAAATGCGCAGTAGAAAGGTATAACAAACTTTCAATAGTGGCCAAGACTCCCATTGGAGAGCTGGAGCCACTGCTGCTCAACAAGCCAACTGTTATGTGGGTTGACGACCCGGACTCCAGTTTCATGAAGACTTGCATCAAGGCAAGAAACTTCAAGGTGATGATAGATGACACTCCGTACATCTGGAAACCGGCAGAAAAGGTATCCAAGATGTGGGAGGGCAGCTTTATGCCGTCGGTTCACGCACAGATCAAGGACAACAATCTGCTGGACCCTTTAGATTTCTTGGTTACCGAGCTGCTCACAATGGGTTCAGCCAATGCAAGAAACGTCATTGATGGTCTGGAATTGACCGAGTTTCAAAAGAATCTAATCTTGGCTTCCTGTACGGATGAGGTCAGAGCCGAACTAGCTCCACTACTTAATCACATATTGGAATCTCAGCCATTAGTCTTAGACAAGAAGATCTTCTTTGAGAGAGACGGAAAGCTTTGGATCCAGGGATCTCGGGAAGTCGTCGACGAGATTGTATGTAATGCAATTGTGCGCATTTCTCACATCTGCAGAATAAAGCAGGGAGGTGCGGCTGCCATATTTGGAAAGTTGTTATTTGAAGGCAAGGAAATATCGTTTCAGATATCAGAAGACGACATAGAGGAGCAGCCCGGTAAGGTATTGGCCTACATAGCTGCCTCGGCAGGATTGTCTAAGCAGCCATTTGTAGCCGACTCGATATCTAAAAAATACCTCGACATCATAATGAGGCTGAGTTCTCCAGAGGTCCACTCCTCGCAGAACTATGTAGGCTTTGACGCCGACACTGGCAGATTTAACCTACCACGGGTATCTATAGACACCGACCAGATTAGAGTAGGTGTGCCTTTTGTAATGAGTGAGGTCGAGCCCCCATGCTCCAACGTAGTGGTTGAAGCTGGTCTGACGGTCAAGAAGATATCTAATATATTTGAGCACGGTCCGGAGACGGTAGCCTATCTAGGGGCTATGGCGAGCCTAGTGGCAGGAATAAACAACCTCGTAGATCAGAAGCCAAGGACAAACCTGATGCTGGTGGGCAACAAGGGCTCCTTGGCGGAATACATCTTCGACATACTTAGAATAGATTTAGGTCTAGAGCATATAACTCTATCGTCAAGAGACGACGTGGAAATGGCTCAGGCTGTTGCGGAAATGCACCAGGTACCTGTAGCCATCGACGGCATTCGATCTAGAGCCAAGCTGTTGGCTGAGTGGGCCGAAGGGGCCAAGAACAGCATAGTGCTGGCCAATTCGACAGTAGCGTCGGCTATGGCTGCAGACAAGGACTGGGAGTTCCTGAGGGCTGATATAGAGTTTACGGAGGAGACCCGGGCATTAATCAATAGCGAGAACGTATTTCCGTTCTTTATGCAGTACGCTTTGACCGTAAGGCCCACGTCATCCCACTCCATGCTGGACAGTTTGAAGTATCTAGCAAAGAGCCTTGATTTGAACCCCGGAGTATTGGACTCCGCCAAGGTAATGCTGTCGGCTAAAGGTTACATAAACACCAAGTCCTCTGGAGTCCAGCTTATAAACTTCATTCAAGAAGGCGTAGAGCAGGGCATGTTCAAGATGTTTACGGGAGACTCTGCCAAGAAGAGATACGTGGTTTTAAAGAACCCAATGGAGGACACGGTCTCCATAGACCTAACTAACCTCCTGGGCCAGATGCGCTTCTACAATCTACCTGTAGTTACCTGGGAGTCTGCAGTAGGTCACTTAAAGAGCCTAGGTGCCATAGAGGCCCACAAGGAAGACCATCTATTACTGGTGTTTCCAAAGCCTCTTTGGAATAGTCTGGTAGCTGCCATCAAGAGAATGCGCAGTCTAAGACGAGCAGCCTTAACCAGCTTAATAGAGCTGCACTGAATGTGTTAATATAATTTAGTGCTGATTCGCTCTTTAGCGGCTAAATCGCCTCGGTAAAATAGCCGCCAAATCGAGTTAACATAATTTGATGGTTCTTCGCCATCACTCCTGGCACAAAGCCACCCATAATCTTAAGCAAATCTTATTCAACAATAAGCAGCTTAGGGTTATGGGTGCAATAAAGTTTGAACCTATAGCAAAACTTTCGACTTAGCTATTAATCAAATTCGTGCCCGCCGTAATACGTGTTGGGACTACCCATGCTTACGTGCTCGTCTCCGTCCAGGACTTCGTCCAACAGGTTTGGAATCAGTTCTGGATATCTTCTCCATAGGGATATGACGGCAAAAGCCACGGCATGCAGGAAGTCATCCGGCATTCCTGGATTACGACGAATGAATCTCCGCTCGGTTCCGAACATACTTTCGCTGCTTTCTTCGTAAACAGCCAAGAAGTGATTCATTATGTTCTCTCCAGCCGAATCTACCAGGCTGTCGTACTGAGGAAACCGAATGTTCTTGTTCTTGATTGCAAGACATACGGCCGCAATGACCTTGCTTTTGTCCAGGTTGTAGTAGCTGGTAGGATTGATATCAGTCGGAGGAACAAACTGCAGCAGAGACTTGATACTGCCACTTGCCGCATAACGGCAATTGATCAGCCGAGAGTCAGGCACTCCTACGCTGCGCATGATGCTGAGTCTTACTTCGCCTGCGACGGCAACGTCGTGTGCGATGGCGCTGCAATTAAATGCATTTGCGATGTCGATGACTTCCTTGGTTTCCAGGACAGAATCGGTCATGGCCTGAAACACGTGCCCGAAAATAATGTCAATCTTGTCCTCGACGGGCAGATAGCAAGCCACGGCGGCTGCAGTCATCGACTGAAACCGACTACCTTTTCCACCCCAGTCAACTCCAAGAACTCTATCTGCGTATTTGTGCGCATTTACGCTATTGTCTTTGGAGTTAGGGGCCAGTACGCACACCTGCTTTAGCTCAGTCTGACTAACCAGCCTTTGTCCTTCGTCGCAAGCCTCACCCAAGACTTCGTTTATGAACGTGGCTGGGCTGGTCAACTCTCTCTTAAGGACCAAGGAACGCCAGTTCTTGGGATTGGCATAGTGTACGGGAGCGATTACCTGAGGAACATGGTAGCTAGGAAAGGTAGCCGACTTCTCCTTGTACTTGTGGACCCAGAAGCCCTTCTCCGGCTCTAAAGGC